TTTTCCACCAACACGAATCCTCGCCCAACTTCACAAAGTATCCTCCCCCTTTCTCCCCCCCTTCCGCTTTTTTTCCCCTCCCTCCCCCCCCCCCCCCAGCGGCAGATATGTCTTGGCATGGAAACCCGCCCGATACAACGTCAACAATTCCTCTCCACGGCTTTCCGTCAAAGGTTTGTACGTCATCCCAAATCGGGAAAGGCGGGAGAAGCCCGTCATTTTGTCGGGCGCACAGTACGCTTGCGGGGTATTGTTCCCATTCGACTGCACAGACTGTTCGCCATCCAAGCAAGTGTCCACCAAGGATTCCACCGCCAGCTCCTGCGAACAAAGCGAGTTCATTAAGGTTTTGCTGATTAGCCATGACATTCATGTTCTCCCACCATATTGTTTTTTTAATTCTGCTAATTTAGCCAATGCTTCAGCCCTGATTCGCTCACTTTCAATCTGCTCGTGAATTGTTTTCTTGCGCTCAATCAAAACTTCAGTTGGAGGCTTAACAGGGATTGATGGGCCTTGGTTGCACATATCCCGAAAAGCCAATGCGCTAGGTGGAAAGTCTTTGTCCAGCTTGCCAAGCGCAAAATCTAGACTTGGCTTGTAAGTCAGGAATCTACCAAGGTATTGCTTCCATGTTTGGCGAACCAAGTTGGGGTCAACATCTTGCCAGTGCGTGATGAATCGTGAGCCGTAGATAGCGTTCATCATTCCAAAGATGTAATCAAAACCTGAGTCAGTATCACAAAAGTCGTTTTCGTTCCACATCTTGCGCCTCCAGTATCACTGTTTCAGGTTTAGCCCAAAAGGGCGTTTTAGGAATTGATTTGCCTCTGGTCAACTCTGCCATCACGTTTTGGCGTTCTTCAGATCGGGAAAGTTTTTCTTGAACCCAACTTGCTTTAAATCCACGCCATCCACGGGCAGCACATTCAGCTAATGCTTGTTCAAGTGACCAACCAGCTTTGTCAGCTTCTTTTTGAATTGATCTAATGACCGATGGCGTTATGACAGCCCTACTGGTTTTTCTTTGTTTAACAAAAGAATCCCAAACTTCTAATGACACGCCTTCAGGCGTTTTTGCCTTTGTCTCTTTCTCTTTCTCTTTCTCTCTCTCTGTCTCTGTCTCTGTCTCTGTCTCTGTCTCTGTACTATCAAGTTGATATCCATCTGATATCTTATTGATATCATCTTGTTCAAACCAATGAGACAGCTTAGTAACGACTTCTTTAGTTTTAACTTCTGTCAATCTAAGACGAAAAGCAAGCGTTTTTGTGTCAGGTATTCGCCCATCATCCTCACTAGCAATCAGCCACAGCATGACCAATACTTTTGCGGCAAGTGGGTCTAATTCGTGCCATTCAATGTCATCAAGAATGTCACGGTACAGCTTTACCCAAGGAGGCCGCCTGTCCTTGAAATGCTGAAACTTTGTCCAGTTTTTAATTTTCATAAAAGCCCAAAAAAAAGGGCTACACCTGAAGTCTCACCCTTTCGGATGTTGGCGGACTGGCGTAGTAACCAGCAGACTTCATGTGTAACCCTACTACATTAACACCGCCAAGTGTTTCATTTATCTTAATACAAAATCAGTTTGAAAAGCAACATCTTTTTTTACTGGAATAGCTGCACCTCTACGAAAGTTGCATTTACGGCAAACAGGAACAACATCCAAAGGCTTGTTGTAGTCTCTGTGGTCATAGCACTCACCTGGTCTGCCGCAATCAACACAATTAAGTGTTTTTACAGATGGTAGCAAACCTTTTTTAATTGCTTTTTGTACCTTTGCAATAGCTTTTCTAGCACCATTAACTATGCCATGTGAATCTGTACATGACCAACAATGTTTTGCGCTGTGATAACGACCAATGATTTCTTTATTGCATAAACGGCAAATAGGTGTCATTTTTTTACCACATTCCGTAAAAATAATTTTGGATAAGCCAATTTAATTGCTGGCGGTATGCCTCTTGTCATCCAGTTATGTACTCTTTGCTTAGAAGCAAAACCTAGCTTTTTGGCAAGCGCAGAAGCACCACCAAGTTTGGCAATTAAATCTTTATCAGATTGAAGTTGTTGGTGTGTAGTCATAGTTGCATCTTAGCAACAATTTGCAAAAAGTCAACATTTTGTGAATTTATTTTCAACAACGTGTTGACTTATGATGATTTGCAATTATGATTCACCCATGCCCTGAACTTCTCGGGGTCTTTTTAGGAAATTAAATGACACAACTTTTTAAAGCAGATTGCTACTTCCAACAAGAGCAATACAACCCCCGTATTCGTGCCACCGTTCCACCCGCTTGGGTTATTGAATTTGATTGTGCGTTGCCTGGCACAAATGTGCCCCCTGTATTTTTTGGACATTCCCGTAAAGAAGCAATCCAGAACGCCATTTCTACTTTGAAATCTTTTGGTTTGACAGGCCGTTTAATTCTTAACTAAGGACACGCCATGACTGACTACAAACTTCAATACTACTTTGACGAATTTGTCTCTTACGACAATTGCGTAACCATTGAGAAAGTCAAAGTAGGTTATGACTACTACCCCGCAGAAAACAATCTGCCCCATGACCACAACACGGCAGAAATCTATGACGTGTTTGTTTTTAACTTAAAGGGTGATGACATTTCTTGCGATCTGCCCTTATCCGAATTTGAACACATCGTGTCTGAAGCCAAGATTCACCACGCTCGTATGCTGAAAGAAAAAAATGAAATCTAAGATTATTCAAACACTTGTTGAGTGCGTATTAGCCATCGTCATCTTTGGCGGTATCGGTGTACTACTCGCATGGAGGGGCTAATGAACACACGTTACCTCAAACAAGTTAGACGTATATTTTCACAATATGACGCACCACCTGAAGTTATACGTTCATATCAGCGCCAGTGGGTGCGCTCTGTTCGCAGACTTGGAACTAAATGGTTGGTTGCTAAAAACGTTGAAAGGATTGAATCATGAACGTCCAAGAACTACTCAAACTGAATGTCAATGAGCATACAGAAAAGAAAGCAAACCTTACTTATCTGTCATGGGCTTGGGCATGGGCTGAAGCACTTAAAGCAGATGCAAAGGCCACGTTTAAAGTAGAAATGTTTGGTGACAAATGTTTCATGGACATAAACGGTACAGCAATGGTCTGGGTCACAGTCACTATGTTTGACAAGCCTATGACTTGCCAGCTACCCGTAATGGATCACCGCAATAAAGCTATCCAGAGTCCTGATGCCTTTCAAGTCAACACTGCAATCATGCGTTGCATGACCAAAGCACTTAGCTTGCATGGACTCGGGTTATACATTTACAGCGGAGACGATTTGCCATCTTTTGTAGAGCCTGAGTCAACCATTGACCCAGACAGCATGACAGACTTGTTTCTGGCCATCCACAACGCCAAGACACAAGACGAATTGAAGCTGGCCTACAAAATAGCTTATGCCGCTTGTGATGGCGACAAGGCTTGGCAGATCAAAGTCATTGCGGCTAAAGATGAAGCAAAGGGGAAATTATGATTGTCCAAGGCACAGACGAATGGTTTGAGGCTCGTATTGGTAAGGTCACAGCATCCCGTGTGGCCGACATAATTGCTCAAACAAAATCAGGCTACAGCGCCAACCGTGATAACTACATGGCTCAATTGGTATGTGAACGGTTGACGGGTCAAAAAGGTGAAAGTTTTACCAATGCCGCTATGCAATGGGGAACAGAAACAGAACCCCTTGCCAGAGCCGCTTACGAAGCCCACAAAGACCTTTTAGTTGATGAAGTGGGGTTTATACCCCACCCAAGAATTTTGATGGCTGGTGCGTCCCCTGACGGGCTTGTTGGTGATAATGGATTGCTAGAAATCAAATGCCCTAACACTGCGACACACATAGACACGTTGTTGTCTCAGACTGTGCCGGGCAAGTACAACACGCAAATGCAATTCCAAATGGCTTGCACAGACCGTGAATGGTGTGACTTTGTGTCGTTTGACAATCGTCTGCCATCAGAACTTCAATTGTTTGTTAAACGTGTCCCGCGGGACAATATGTATATCAGACTAATGGAAGATGAAATCGTCAAATTCTTGAATGAACTTGATCTTAAAATTGCTCAACTTATGGAAATTAAAAATGTCTAAACTTTACGAAATTACCGTTGTTTCTGGTAAATACAAAAACAAAGATGGTGTGGAAAAATCCCGTTATCAAACCATTGGATCAGTCATTGAGACAAAAAACGGCTTAATGCTTAAACTTGATAGCATCCCACTTCCTGATGGCGGTTGGAACGGTTGGGCTTATCTAAACACACCCAAGCCAAAAGAAGATTACAAAGGTTTACCAGCGGACGAAGAAATCCCATTTTAAATTTACGGGGGGAAAGCTGTGCAAAGGAAATTCCTAGCTTGCAGACGAGCAGTTAGTACCCCCACCTTTTAGGAGTAATCATGGACTTTAAAGAAGCATTTAGACAAATTTTTGCCACGCCCGATTTCCCAAGAGTTAGGGCAAATGATCCTCTTACATCGTTTGAGGCGGCTGAGTCAATCAAACCTGTTGTCTCCGCACATCACCAGCTAATTTTGGATTGTTTGTTAATGCACGGTGCTTTGGGGAAAGACGGTATTGCCGCCTTGACAAACCTTGATGGCAACCAAGTGGCCAGACGGTTAAACGAAATGAAAGTGATTGGCTTGATAGAACTTACGGGTAACACCGTCAAGTCAAATTCAGGGCGAAATGAAAGGGAATGGAAAGCCTTTTCTTTGTCACAAAAAGAGCCTAATATTTCTTTGCAACAATCAGTTGCGTAAGGGGAACATCATGAAATTTGAAATGAACATTGGCTACATTGAAAATGAGAAAGTTACAATTGAAACATGGGATTTTGACAAAATTGAAATCATCAAATCTTTTATTGATTTTCAAGAGGAACACGGCTGGGCAGTTGAATATGAAGCAATTGACGGTGATGAGGATGATTTTGAAGATACAGAAGATGAAGAAATCACACCTCTAGGTTTGACTTCTGACGAAGAACTGTAACTTATAAGCTACAAAAGGGGCTTACTTGGCCATCAGGTACAGCCCCACATTTCCTATTGCATATCCACCATAAACAATAGCCATATAGGGGTTTCCCTTGAACAGTTGTTCTGCCGCTATGTATGCATAGATCAGCCCCGTGATGATGATTAAAGGCCCACTCATTAAAACGCCCCTACATCAACCACTTCACCTCTGAACTGAATCATATCTTCATCAAACTTATGGACTAACTCAGGCCACAATAACTGTCCATTGAAAAAATTAAGTACAGCAAAACCTGATCTGTGGTTGCTTGGGTTTAATTCAGCATAAGTAAACTGTGGGCCATCAGTCTCAGCAAGTGTTCCGGTATCAATACCATAGCGAATTCCGTTATAGTCACTGAATGGCGTGACTTTCAAGGAGTGCAAATGCCCCGTGCACATACTGACTCCGCTTGACAAAGCATTGTTATGAGTAGCGTGAATTCCGCCCTTATATCGGTGCTTGATGATACATTGTTCAGTAGGCCATACCGCCCAACAGAAGTCCCAATCTGGGATGTGGTCTGTCAATTTAAACCCGACAACATCTTTAAATTGTGGTGCGTGTTGAGCAAGCCTATTGCCAAAACGAATGTCATGGTTTCCCCATGTAAACAGTAACTTTACATTATGCCTTGCGGCTTTGGCAATTTCCTCAATTTCGCCTAATGCACCTTGACAGGCTTTTAACTCTTGAATGACAGAAGTTTGAGGCTGGTCAGTAACATCATGGCGGCTTATAGACGCACCGTCAAAAGCATCCCCGTTACATATCACCGCCTTTGGTTTAAGTTCTTGGATGGCCCATAGAAGCCCTTTAAATGCCGTTGTGCGTTGACCGGGTATAAAGTGAGCGTCAGAAAAAACAATTACACATCCATCTAGCATTCCAAGTTCAATTTGTTTTAGTGGGCTAAATGACTTAGGTTTATTTTTATCGTATTTAATACCACGATGGTCACTTGAGTTAAGTGACATATCGTATTCTCGTTCAATATTTCTTCTGCGAAGATGAACGGCTCTAATACTTATGCCAAGATGTTCAGCTAATCTTGTAGCAGATTGAAGTTGACCCCACAGTTGGATAAATTCTGTATCGGTACACGTTTCATTATGAGCGCCCATTGGAATCCTTAGTAGTCAAAAGCTGTTCTAAAAGATTGATAATCCGATGTTCCTGTGCTTCAAGCTGATCATCTGAAGCCTTAGGATCGGTTGCAGTTACCATCAAATCATGCAGAAATATATGAAGTAACTC